CGCGACCCGATCCGGAGCAGATCAAGCGCGAGGGCTGGCGCGACCAACAGATCCTGGTGATATCGCCCGACGACACGCGGCTCGACTGGGTCGAACGCGAACTGCTGCGCCGGATCGGCGACCGGCTGTACGGGGCAAAGGAGCGTCAACATGGCTGAGTGGACGATCGAGACCGTGGCCGACCGGTTCATCGAGGCCGCACGAACCGCCCACCGCCTTCCTCCGGTTCGCGTGCAGGGCTACTTCAACTGCTGGCCGGCAATCAAACGCATGCCATGGGAAAACCTCGGCGCAGAGCCGCCGGTCTACCGCTTTCCGCCCGACCCTGCGGCCATCGACCGGATGCTGGAGACCATGCGGTGGGTCCAGTGGCTTGAGGAGGAACAGCGACACCTCGTCTGGATGCGGGCACAGCGGTACCCGTGGAAAGATATCTGTTGCCGCTTCGCCTGTGACCGGACCACTGCCTGGCGTCGTTGGCAGGCAGCACTGGCGATCGTGGTCGAGCAGCTGCAAGGGGCGAAGAGACATGGAGCGATAGCCAATGCGCGCTGACGTTGCGTGTAGTTGCGAGCCGTTGCAAAGCCAATCGGAATCCTCCGGAACGCTGCGGGTTTCAGTCACTTTTGGGCGTGCAACATCCTGAGGCTTTTTCGCTAGTATTACGGCTAATCTTGCGAGCATTGGGTGCGTGAAGGCCACGGAGCGATCTGTGGCCTTCGTCGTTTCCCGCCCTCGATGGTCATGCCCCGTTGCGACGGGTCCTTCCTGGCCAATAACCAATGCGGGGGGCGCGAGCGCGAGATTTCGATAGCGTCTGCCCCTGAAATCAGGTTACCACCCGGCCAGGTTACCGGTCTGTGGTTACCACCGCCCCTGACAGTTACCACCCACTGAATATTTCTCACCCGCCCGGCGGCAACGCTCGGCGGGTTTTTCAATTCCATGACGCCAAACCTGCAGATCGAATACCGCCGGATCGATGCGCTGCTGCCGTATGCGAGAAATCCGCGCACGCATTCGCCAGCCCAGATTGCCAAGATCGCGGCTAGCATCGTGGAGTTTGGCTGGACCCAACCGATCCTGGTCGATGGCGAGAGCGGCATCATCGCCGGCCACGGTCGCCTGGCAGCGGCGCGCAAGCTGGAACTTCCGAATGTCCCGGTCATTGAACTGGGGCACCTGACCCCTGCGCAAAAGCGCGCCTACGTGATTGCCGACAACCGCCTGGCGCTGGACGCTGGTTGGGATGAAGAACTGCTTGCCTTGGAATTGGCAGAGCTGTCTGAGGCCGGTTACGACTTGCTGATGACTGGCTTTGACGATGATGAGCTGGCCCAGATGCTGGCCGACATCGGAGAGACGGAGGGTTCGGATAACGATGAAGAACCAGCCAGCGATGAGGACGATGAGATCCCCGAAGCCCCTAAGCAGCCGATCTCCCGCCCTGGCGATGTCTGGCAACTGGGCCCGCACCGCCTGATCTGTGGCAACGCCAGCGATCCGTCCGTGGTCGACACCCTGATGCAGGGCGAGCAGGCCAGCTTGTGTTTCACCTCGCCGCCCTACGGCAACCAGCGCGACTACACCTCTGGTGGCATTGCCGACTGGGACGGCCTGATGCGTGGCGTGTTCCTCAAATTGCCCATGGCCGCCGATGGCCAGGTACTGGTGAACCTCGGGCTCATCCACCGCGACAACGAATTCATCTCTTATTGGGACCAGTGGCTCGATTGGATGCGGACACAAGGCTGGCGGCGCTTTGCCTGGTACGTCTGGGACCAGGGGCCGGGGATGCCTGGTGACTGGCAAGGACGCCTGGCGCCCAGTTTTGAATTCATCTTCCACTTCAACCGGCAGACGCGCAAACCCAACAAAACGGTGCCCTGCAAGTTTGCCGGCCAGGAGACCCACCTGCGCGCCGACGGATCTTCGACTGCGATGCGCGGCAAGGATGGCCAGGTCAATGGCTGGACGGCTGCTGGCCAGCCCACACAAGACCACCGCATCCCCGATTCGGTCATCCGGGTCATGCGCCACAAGGGAAAGATCGGCAAGGACATTGACCACCCAGCTGTGTTCCCGGTGACGTTGCCGGTCGAGGTCATCGAGGCTTACACCGATGAAGGCGAGATCGTCTTCGAGCCCTTTGGTGGCAGCGGTACCACGCTGATGGCCGCGCAGCGCACCGGTCGCATTGGCCGTGCCGTGGAGATCGCGCCGGAGTATGTCGACGTGGCCCTGATCCGTTTCCAACAGAACTTCCCTGGTGTGTCAGTCACTCTGGCCGCCACAGGCGAGACCTTTGAGTCCATCGCCCACCAGCGACAAAGCGAACCTACCCATGTCTGAACCCTGGCTCTCCACCCACATCGAACGCTGGCCGACGGCCAAGCTCGTGCCCTATGCAAGAAATGCCCGCACTCACTCCGAAGAGCAAGTGGCGCAGATTGCAGCGTCCATCGTCGAGTTCGGATTCACCAATCCGATCCTGGCTGGCTCTGACGGGGTGATCGTCGCCGGTCACGGACGGCTGGCCGCCGCGCAAAAGCTGGGCCTGGACACCGTGCCGGTGGTCGTGCTCGATCACTTGACGCCCACCCAGCGTCGCGCGCTCATCATTGCGGACAATCGCATTGCCGAAAACGCCGGTTGGGACGACGCCATGCTCCGCATCGAACTGCAGTCCTTGCAGGAAGACGGCTTCAACCTGGACATCACCGGTTTCGATGCCGATGCCCTGGCCGAGATCATGGCGGGCGAAGAGACCACGGTCGATGGCCAGACGGATGACGATGCGGTGCCCGAAGTGTCGGCCACTCCCATCTCCCGCCCGGGTGATGTTTGGGAGCTGGGCAATCACCGGCTGGTGTGCGGCGATGCCACGGACCCCAAGAGCTACGAGCTGCTGATGGCCGATGCCAAGGCAGACATGATCGTGACAGATCCACCCTATAACGTGGACTATGCCAACAGCGCCAAGGACAAGATGCGCGGCAAGGACCGCCCGATCCTGAACGACAACCTGGGCGATGGTTTCTATGATTTCCTGCTGGCGGCGATGACGCCGATGCTGTCGCGCTGTAGCGGAGCCGTCTATGTGGCCATGTCATCCAGCGAACTCGATACGCTGCAGTCTGCATTTCGGGCTGCCGGTGGCAAGTGGTCCACCTTCATCATCTGGGCCAAGAACACCTTCACGCTGGGTCGTGCCGACTACCAGCGCCAGTACGAGCCCATCCTCTACGGTTGGCCCGAAGGAGAGAACCGCCACTGGTGCGGGGACCGCGACCAGGGGGATGTGTGGAACATCAAGAAGCCGCAGAAAAACGACCTGCACCCGACTATGAAGCCGGTGGAACTGGTCGAGCGCGCGATCCGCAATTCCAGCCGACCGGGTGACATCGTGCTCGACCCGTTCGGCGGCTCTGGCACCACCCTGATCGCCGCAGAAAAAACCGGGCGCATCGGTTGGCTGATCGAACTCGACCCCAAGTACGTGGACGTGATCGTGCGCCGTTGGCAGGACTGGAGCGGGCAAGAAGCCTACCGGGAAGCTGACGCAGTGAAGTTCAACGACTTGGCGGCTTTGGCAGGTGTGGCTGTCACGACTGATGCAGCGGAGGCCGACGCATGAAGCAGTCGCGCCTGATGTCCCTGGTGGAGTCGCTGGCCAATGTGCTGGTGGGTTATGTCGTGGCGGTGGCCACGCAGATGGCGGTGTTCCCGCTGTTCGGCCTGGCCGTGACCGTCACCGAAAACCTGCTGATCGGCTTGGTCTTCACGGTCGTGTCGATCGTGCGCAACTACGCGCTGCGCCGGGGCTTTGAAGCCCTGCGGGTGCGTCAGTCGGCCAGGGCCTCTTCGACAATCTCGCAGTGAATCACAAAGCCCGTCAGGTAAGGCAAGCCCTTGGGAATCCCGTGCTGCTTGCTGGTCAGGCGGCCGATGGTCCAGCCCATCCAGCGTTGGGTGGCGGCGTGGATCGCGTCAGGCAGGTCCGATCCGGGGTGCAGGCCGTTGAGCACATCGTCGGCAAAGTGGCGACCGTGGCGGCTGTCCAGGAAGGCGCGCACCGATTCGAGGGGCTGGAAGGTGGCGTCCGAAATCGCGGTCATCGCGATCGGCCAAGCCGCTGCTGCTTGGTTGTTCATCGTGCCCCAAAAGCCCCAGGCTTCGTTCTGGGTGGCAGGGATGTGAGTGGTGGTCATCGTCGGCTCCATGTCTGTGTTGGCGATGGCTCCATTGACGCGCTCCAGGGTACAGAAGCCAAGGCTTTCTCGATCATTTTTTTGGGAGCGTGATCATTTTGCGACGCTGGCCAGTTCGGCCTGCGCGTTGGCGATCAGGTCCAGGCGCAGGTTGGGCGTGATGTTGCAGGCCAGGGCGTTGAGCGCCCAGTTCATCACCTGTGATTTGTCGTGCGGCGTCTCGGCCGTGTCGAGTCGCTCGATGTAATGGTCCAACTCGCGCAGGCTGCGCTCCAGGGTGGACCGGGCGGTGAGCAAGGCGTCTTTGGCCCTTTGTTCGGTCATCTGGCGCATGAGGGTGTCGAGGTCGAGGGTCATGGTGGGGCTCCTTCAATCGTTGGGCGATGACCCCATTGACGCGCTGCTGCGATGCAAAGCCAAGGCTTTGATGCAAGAAGATCAACAGCGTGGCGGCAGAGCCACTAACCCAGCCGGGCCGCGTAGCGGGCGTAGTCGCCGCCAGACGGGTCGACATAGAGGTACGGGCGTCCGGGTGCGTGAACTTCCACGCACAAACGTCCCTGGCCAACATAACCACCCTTGCCGGCCAGCCAGTCGCGCGAGACCAGCAGGTTGGCGGCAAAGCCATCGAACTCCTCAGGCGTCATGGTCTGGGTCTCGGTGACGTAGACGATGTAGTCGCCGCTGGCGCTCATGTCCTTGAGGTTCTCGGGCTTGCGCGCAAAGGGCAGTCGGATGCCGAGTTGCTCGACTTGAATGTCCTGGCCCTCCCACTGGAGGGTCAGAGGGGTGCGTTCAATGGTGATGGACATGCTGGGCATGATGGGCCTTTCTGGTTTGTGTTGTGTTTGGGCTGTTGGATGGGTACATGGGGCTCGCGGCATTGGCCTGCAAGGCTTCGACGCCCGCCAGTCCCAGGGTCAGCACGGCGTTGTGAAACGCCGCTTCGGCCAAACAGGGCGCCAACCGCGCGTCTTCCAGCAGGCTGTCGATGCTTGGTACCACCTTGGCCCGCATCGCGGCACACACCGCCTCCTGGCGCGCCGGGCTGGCGCTGCGGATTTCGGGGCACAGGCTGATCAGGGTGCGAAACGCCTGGTCGGCCAGGCGCTGCCCGAGTTCATCGAGGCGCGCCAAGTTGGGGCGGGCGTTCATGCAGCCTCCGAATTGATAGCGGTAGCGGTGCCTGCGGACGCGGACTCGATGCGGTAAACGCGCTGACCACCGGCCTCCTTGGCTGATGTGATGGTCAGCCCCAGGCGCTTCTTGAGCGTGCCGGCCAATGTGCCGCGCACGGTGTGCTGTTGCCAGCCAGTGGCCTCCATGATCTGCGCGATCGTGGCGCCCTCGGGGCGTTGCAGCAGGCCGATGACCAGAGCCTGTTTGCTGTTGGCGCGGGTGCGAACCGGCTTGTCCTGGGTAGGCTGTTGCCAACTGGCCTCTGCACTGGCGACATCGTCCTCCAGCTCTGGATCGTCCAGTGTGATGGTCGGCGGCAAGGCGCCCGGCCGGGGCAGGCCCAGGGCGTCGTAGCCCTCGGCAGCCACCACCCAGTCGTCGCCGTCGGGCGTGATCAGTGCGCGTTTGAACAAGCCTTCGAGCACTTTGGCGCGAGCGCCGCCCTTGATGTGCTCGGGGAACCAGGCGATCTTGCCGCCGCTGTGTTGTACGGCGTGCTCCAGGATGGCCTGCTGGTTGGGGTTGAGTGCAATGGTCATGGCGCCCTCACGCTTGCAGGGCGTTGGCGCTGCCGTTGCCGCTGATTCGATTGGCTGCGGTGGCATTGTGCGTGCGCTGCACGGCCTGCTTTGGGCTTCCGCCGGCGGCACGCAATCCAGCATCAAACGCAGCTTGCAAGGCGCTTTTGACACCCCAGACGCTGACGTCGTGGAAGTCCAGGCTGTCGCGGTGGCGGGTTTGCAGGGTTTCGATGAACAGGTGGTCCAGGGCGATCGATTCGAGCAAGAGCTCGATCTCGTCCGGGGAGAGTGCGGTGGGTTGCTTGGGTTTGGCCATGTGGGGCTCCTTGGTAAGTTGCTTGTCAATCGACATCCGCATTCACGCGCTGTGCGCCACAGAAGCCAAGCTCTTTCTTATCCCGGGTGATTCACTCGCCTTTGCCTGACCCATAACTCCAGGAGGCCACCCACTTGCACTGAAGTGATCAACACCATGGGACTGTCCATTCGCGCCTACGCGCGCCACCGAGGCGTGTCGCACGTGGCCGTCAAGAAGGCCATCGACACTGGGCGCATCAGCCAGTTGCCGGACGGCACCATCGACCCGGTGGTGGCCGATGACCAGTGGGCGGCCAACACCACGCCGACCCGGCGGTCGGTGGCAGATGTCGCCAGTGACAAACCGGCCCCGCAGGTTTCCGCATCTTCCCGCGAGACGCCGCAGGCTGCCGCACGACCACAACGGGAAACGCCTGAGCCGCCCACCCCGGCACTGTCATCTGGCGGCACATCACTGCTGCAAGCTCGCACCGTCAACGAGGTGGTCAAGGCGCAGACCAACAAGGTGCGCCTGGCCCGATTGAAGGGCGAACTGGTCGATCGGTCACAGGCCGTGGCCCATGTGTTCAAGCTGGCCCGGGCCGAGCGCGATGCCTGGCTGAACTGGCCGGCACGCATCTCCTCGCAGATGGCCGCAGGGCTGGGCGTCGATCCGCACGTCTTACATGTGGCGCTGGACGCTGCGGTGCGCCAGCAACTGCAAGACCTGGGCGACTTGCAGGCCAAGGTGGACTGATCATGGACGAGCTGTTTTACGAAGGCTGGGACGCCATCGAACGCGCCTGGCGCGAGGGGCTCACGCCCGATCCGCTGCTGACCGTCTCCGAGTGGGCGGACAAGCACCGGGTGCTCTCCAGCAAGGCCGCCTCCGAACCAGGCCGCTGGCGCACCAGCCGCACGCCGTACCTGCGCGAGATCATGGATTGCTTGTCACCCATGTCGCCGATCGAACGCGTGGTGTTCATGAAAGGCGCGCAGGTGGGCGGCACGGAGCTGGGCCTGAACTGGCTGGGTTACGTGATCCACCACGCCCCGGGCCCGATGATGGCGGTGTGGCCCACGGTCGAGATGGCCAAGCGGGCTTCCAAGCAGCGGATCGACGCGCTGATCGAGGAGAGCCCTGCGATCCAGGAGCGCATCGCCCCGGCGCGCAGTCGGGACTCAGGTAACACCATCCTGGCCAAGGAGTTCCATGGCGGCGTGCTGGTGATGACCGGCGCCAACAGCGCGGTGGGACTGCGCTCCATGCCGGTGCGCTACCTGTTCCTCGATGAGGTCGATGGCTACCCGCTGGACGTGGAAGGTGAAGGCGATGCGATCTCGCTGGCCGAGGCGCGCACCCGCACCTTTGCCCGGCGCAAGATCCTGATCGTCTCGACGCCGACGATTGCCGGGGCCAGTGCGGTGGAGCGCGAGTTCGAAGAATCGGACCAGCGCCGCTACTTTGTGCCGTGCCCACACTGCGATCACCGGCAGTGGCTGCGGTTTGAGCAGCTGCGCTGGGAACGGGGCCAGCCGGAGACGGCGGCCTACATCTGCGAGTCCTGCAGCCAGCCGATTGCCGAGCACCACAAGACCTGGATGCTGGACAACGGTCAGTGGCAAGCCTGTGCGCCGGAACAAGCTGGGCGCACGGCAGGGTTTCATCTGTCCAGTCTCTACAGCCCGGTGGGCTGGCGCAGCTGGATCGAGATCGCCCGGGCCTGGGAGTCGGCTGCCATGTCAGACAGCCGGTCGGCGTCGGCGATCAAGACCTTCAAGAACACCGAACTGGGCGAGACCTGGGTCGAAGAGGGCGAAGCGCCGGACTGGCAGCGTTTGCTGGAGCGCCGGGAGGACTATTGCATTGGGACCGTGCCTGCCGGTGGCATGCTGCTCACCGCCGGTGCCGACGTACAAAAGGACCGCATCGAAGTCTCGGTCTGGGCCTTCGGGCGTGGTAAGGCTGCTTGGCTGGTGGAGCATCGGATCCTGATGGGGGATACGGCCCGCACCGAAGTCTGGTCGGCTCTCGCCAAGCTCATGGGCGAGACCTGGACCCACAGCAGTGGTTGCCAGCTGAGCCTGGCGCGTCTGGCGCTCGATACCGGTTACGCCACCCAGGAGGCCTATGCCTTTGTGCGCAGCGTGCGCGACGCCCGGCTCATGCCGATCAAGGGCATCGCTGGAGGTGCGGCGCTGATCGGAACGCCCACAGCGGTGGATGCCACCTCCAGCGGTAAGAAGCTGCGCCGAGGCATCAAGGTGTTCCCTCTGGCGGGCGGCATCGCCAAGGTGGAGTTCTACAACAACCTGCGCAAAAGCGCCGAGGTGGCTGAAGACGGCATCACGCCGATTTACCCGGCGGGCTTCGTGCACCTGCCCAAGGTCGATGCCGAGTACCTGCAGCAGCTGTGTGCTGAGCAGTTGATCACCCGGCGTGACCGCAACGGCTTTGCCCACCGCGAGTGGCAAAAGATGCGGGAACGCAATGAGGCGTTGGACTGTTACGTCTACGCGAGGGCGGCAGCCGCCGCTGCCGGCCTGGACCGTTTCGAGGATCGCCACTGGCAAGAACTCGAAAAACAACTTGGCACCGACCCGCCAGTCGTTGCCGAACAAATCACAACCCCCGAGGCCACCCGAGAACAGCAATTCGACGGTGGCCTCAGCACTTCTGGCAGCACGCCAGCGCCCGCACGGCGCGTGGTGCGCAGCCGATGGATGACCTGATGACGAATTACACCTCTGAACACTTGCAGGCCCTGCGTGAAGCGTTGGCCAGCGGCGAACACCGCGTGACCTACGACGGCAAGAGCATCGAGTACCGCAGCGTGGCCGATTTGAAGGCAGCGATTGCGGAGGTCGAAGCCACCATCGCCCGTGAATCTGGCGCACCCAAATCGCGCCAGATCCGCGTGACCACGAGCAAGGCGCTCTAATGGCCTGGCTCAAGAACTTGCGTCGCCGCATGTTCGGCAGCACGCCGGTCTACGACGGCACCGGTGGTGGTCGCCGAGCCCTGGCCTGGATGCCCAGCAATCCCGGTGCCGTGTCCGCACTGTCGCTCGCCCAAGACGAACTGCGTGCCAAGAGCCGTGACCTGGTGCGCCGCAACGCCTGGGCGGCGGCCGGCATCGAAGCCTTCGTGGCGAACGCCATTGGCACCGGCATCAAGCCGCAAAGCATGGTGCAAGACCAGGTCACCCGCGAAGCCATCCACAGCCTGTGGTGGGACTGGTGTGAACAGGCCGATGCTGCAGGGCTGACCGACTTCTACGGGCTGCAAGCACTCGCCACCCGCGCCATGCTCGAAGGTGGCGAGGCCCTGATTCGGTTGCGCTACCGCCGTATGGAAGATGGTCTGCCGGTGGCGCTGCAGATCCAGGTGCTGGAGGCCGAGCATCTGCCAACCACCATGAACCGGGATCTGCCCGGTGGCAACGTCATCCGGTCCGGCATCGAGTTCGACCGGCTGGGTCGCCGGGTGGCTTACCACCTGTACCGATCACATCCCAATGATGGCCTGCTGGCACCCATGTCCAGCAATGCCGGTGGCGGCGGCATGGACACCGTGCGGGTGGATGCGAGTGAAGTCATCCACTTGTTCCGTCCGCTGCGTCCCGGCCAAATCCGGGGCGAGCCATGGCTGACCCGGGCGCTGGTCAAACTCAATGAGCTCGACCAGTACGACGACGCGGAGTTGGTGCGAAAGAAGACGGCGGCGATGTTCGCCGGCTTCATCACCCGCATGGCCCCGGAAGACAACCTGATGGGTGAATCGGGAGCTGATGCTAACGGTGTAGCGCTCGCGGGCATGGAACCCGGCACGCTGCAAATCCTGGAGCCGGGCGAAGACATCAAGTTCTCAGCGCCTGCTGATGTCGGCAGTTCCTACGCTGAATTCATGCGCCAGCAGTTCCGCGCAGTGGCCGCTGCCATGGGCATCACCTACGAGATGCTCACCGGGGACCTCACGCAAGTGAACTACTCCTCGATCCGGGCGGGCCTGCTGGAGTTTCGCCGTCGGTGTGAAGCCCTGCAACATGGCGTGATCGTGCACCAGCTGTGTCGGCCGATCTGGCGCGCCTGGATGGATCAGGCGGTGCTCGAAGGTGCACTGGACCTGCCCGGTTACCGCAAAGACAAACGGCAGTATCAGTCAGCCAAGTGGATTCCGCAGGGTTGGAGCTGGGTCGATCCGCAGAAGGAATTCAACGCTATGAAGTTGGCCATCCGGGCGGGCCTCATGAGTCGGTCGGAAGCCATCTCCGGCAATGGCTACGACGCCGAAGACGTGGACCGCGAGATCGCGGCGGACAACGCCCGGGCCGATGCGCTGGGCTTGGTCTTTGACTCCGATGCCCGGCATGACCAGGCGCCGGCTGCAGTGTCGGCAGAGCCAAGCGATCCACAGACTGACGAATCACAGACTGCTGAGTCTGGCGGTGCGCCACCCAACAACCAGGACCCCCAACCATGACTTACCTTGCTTCCCGCCTGTTCGGGACGCCCTTGCTCATTCACCGTCCCAAGCTGGACGTGATCCTGTCGGTGGT